CGTTCGGGAAACCAGATTATTCTCGCTTTCATTATATTCATAAGTATTATATAGTAGGTTATATGCTACAAAAACTAAATTTCAAGCCCGGTTTTAACAAGATGGTCACTGATTCTGGAGGAGAGTCTCAATGGGTCGATGGTGATTTTGTTCGATTTCGATACGGACTACCTGAAAAAATAGGGGGTTGGAATCAATTAACTATACAATATAAAACATTACCAGGTGTCGCACGTGCACAGCATGCATGGACATCTTTAGCTGGCGAAAAATATACGGCAATAGGTACCTCACAAGGTTTGTTTTTATATTATGGTGAAGATTTTTACGACATCACACCTTTAGATACAGCAATCACCGGAGCTGACTTTGATGCATCAACAGGTTCACCAACAGTTACAGTTAATAAAACTTCACATGGTTTATTAGAAGGTAGATATGTTACGTTTGATTCCGTAACAGTACCAACTGGTTCAGGATATGCCACAACAGATTTTACAGACAATACTTTTGAAGTTGCTAATGTCACAGCTAATACTTTTGAAATTACTATGCCATCTAATTCAGCAGCCACTACTTCTGGAACGGGTTCAGCAGAAATACTTCCATATGTAATTGTTGGTCCAATATTTCAAACAGCAGGTTATGGATGGGGCACTGATACTTGGAGCACATCAACATGGGGCACGGAACGTTCAACCAGCGACGTGGTCCTGGATCCAGGCATCTGGAGTCTAGATAATTTCGGTCAAATATTAGTTGCAACTATTCACAATGGTAAAACATTTACTTGGAATGCAGGAGCATCAGGTGCAAGAGGAATTAGAGCAACGGTTATGACTGGTGCACCTACTGCATCAAGACTTACACAAGTATCGGATAGAGATAGACATGTATTTCATTTTGGAACAGAAACCACAATCGGTAATCCATCAACACAAGATCCAATGTTTATAAGATTTTCAAATCAAGAAGACTTTAATACTTATGCTCCAACAGCAACGAATACTGCAGGAACATTTAGAGTTGATAAAGGAAATGAAATTGTAGGAGCAGTGTCTGGTAAAGACTACACTTTAGTACTAACTGATAGTTCTGCATATGTAATTCAATTCGTTGGTCCACCATTTACATTTAGTGTTAAGCAAGTTGGTACAAACTGTGGATTAATTGGTCAACATGCACTTACTTATTCTAACGGTGTTGTCTTTTGGATGTCAGGTGAAGGTGGATTTTTTATGTACGATGGTACAGTTAAAGCAATACCATGTTTAGTTGAAGACTTTGTGTTTACAACTACAGGAGATAATTTAGGAATTAATTATGATGCAGGTCAAATTGTCTATGCAGAACATAATACCTTATATAATGAAGTAAATTGGTTTTATGCAAAAAATGGATCAGAACAAATTGATAGATGTGTTACATTTAACTACGGAGAAAACTGCTGGACAACATCATCACTAGCTAGAACCAGTTATACAGACACAGGTGTATTTGATTTACCATATGCAACTGAATACAATAGAACAGCTGTACCTAATTTTCCAATACAGGGTATTACTGCAAAGTATGGAGCATCCACTTACTATGCTCATGAAACCGGAACCGATCAAATCAATTCATCAGGTACAACTTCTATTGATGCATTTATTCAATCTGGTGATTTTGATATATCTGCAAGAATAGGTATGACAGGTCAGGCAACTGGTATAGCTGATCTTAGAGGTGATGGTGAATTTATTATGTCTATGAAGAGATTTATACCTGATTTTAAAGTATTAACTGGTAATTCAAAGATTACATTACTACTCAATAACTATCCAAGTGATACAGCATCAAGCTCGCCTTTAGGACCCTTTACAATTACAAGTTCTACTGATAAAGTAGATACACGAGCAAGAGGAAGACTTCTTGCAATCAAAATAGAGAATGACGCTATAGGTGAAACTTGGCGTTATGGAACATTAAGAGTAGATATAAAACCAGACGGTAGAAGATAATGGCAGAAATTAATTATAATAATTTATACAATCAATTAAGCCCAATGGAACAAAGGTACTACGACCAACAGTTTTCTAAAAACTATGTTCCTGGTCAAGAAAACATAATGTTGTCTTCTCAACCTGCTTATGAACAAATGAAAGCAGCATATGAGGCTGAACAACAAATTCCTGAATCAAGTATTTTTGATAGTATTTTTGGTTCAGCTAGTGCAGCTGAAATGCCTCAAGTTCCTAATTTAACATATAGAAATATAACTCCAACTTTTGATTTAGGTACGGGTATAACAAATACTAAAGCAGCTTCACCTTTTAAAATAGGTCTTTCAGACACACTTAATCAATATAACGTTCCTGGTTTACGAAGTCAGGATTTAATTAATCAACTAGTTGAACAAAATAGACAAAGAGTAGTTAGTGATTTTATTAATGCTCCACAAGATTATTATCCATCTTATTCAGGAATTGGAAGCATGCGATATAAAACTCCTAGAACTATAGCAGATCAAAATAGAGTTTTAGGTCAAACATTTACAGAAGAAGAACCAAGTGGTATTCAAAAATTATTTAAAACAGCAATGCGATTTGCAGTGCCTGGACTTTCTTTTTTACAAAACATAGCTGGTGGGGGTCAACCTTATCAACAATTTACACCGGGTGGAAGAATTAAAAATGGAATATATAATATTGATGGTGTTAATGTACCAGTTAGTTCTTTTGGTGGTGACTTCTATAATCCAAACACAGGTTTAAATAGATTTGATCGAGCAGCACAAAGGTTTACAAAAACAGGTAGCATGCTTGATTTATTTGGTTCAAGTAGAACTGGAAAAGAATTTTTTGAAAAACGAAGACAGATACAAGCTCAGAAACAAAAAGCCTTAGAAGACGCTGCAAAAGCTAAAATAAAATTTAAACAAGACACTGGCGGCGGTGGTGACGGAGGTTTTGGAGGTAGTCGTAGAGGTGATGCAGATATAAGTGATAGTCAAAGAGGTGGTTTTGCCACTGATGATACAGCAGGATTTTTCTAATGGCTAGAATAACTTCATACATACCAGAACCAAAAGAAGAATATGATGTTGAAAACCAAAGACAAATTCTTCGTGCAGTCGATACAATTAAAACTGAATTAAATTTTTCATATCAAGAAGATTTACGAAAAGAACTAGAAAGATTTACTTGGTTCAATTCGAGGTTTGGTTGCTAACATGTCTTGCAATAATGTTAATGTAGAACCAACAGTAATTGGTGGTGGAGATGGCTCTACTGCTTATGATGCATTTGGTAGACTAAGAGTCTCTAATCCACTTACTATTTTTGACAGTGCTAATGTGATGTCAAAGAATAGTTTATTTGATGAATCACTTACTGGATCTGGAACAGTTACCTACACATCTAATAAATCTACAGTTAATTTAAATGTAACCACAGCTAGTGGTGATAAAGTTATAAGACAATCAAAAAGAGTAATGTCTTATCAACCAGGTAAGTCATTATTAATATTAAATACATTTGTAATGAATGCGCAAGAATCTGGGTTAGAACAACGTGTCGGTACATTTGATGCAAACAATGGAATTTTTTTTGAAGACACTGGAACAGGTTATCAAATAGTTAGACGTACTTATGTAACAGGATCTGCAGTTGATAATGATGTTGCTCAATCTTCTTGGAATGGAGATAAGTTAGATGGTACCGGTGAATCGGGCTATACACTAGATCCAACTAAAGCGACTATCATGTTTACTGATTACGAATGGTTAGGTATGGGATCTGTTAGAGTTGGATTTGTTATTGATGGAAAATTTATTACAGCTCATACATTTTTAAATGCAAATAGTCTAGATACTGTTTATATGCAAACTGCAAACTTACCTATACGATATGAAATAGAAAATACAGGAACTATTTCAGGTGCAGCTGTATTACAACAAGTATGTTCAACTTGTATAATTGAAGGAGGTTATCCTCCATCTGGATTAAGACAATCAATTGGAACTGCTTCATTAGGTGGTGTCAACTTAACTACTGCTGGAACTTTTTATAATTTGGCAACTATAAGATTAAAGTCATCTAGACCTTATGCTGTTGTTATCCCAATTGATGTTGCAGCATCTGCAATATCTAACTCTGATTTTGAAGTAAAATTAATAAGAAATGCTACGCCATCTACAGCATTTTCATACACAAGTTATTCTGATAATGTAGAATATGATTTAACAGGAACTAAAACAATTACTGGTGGAACTATAATTGGACAAGCTTATTTATCTGGTAAAGGTGCAAATAGTTTAAGATTTGCTCAAGATGGCTTTAACTTTGACTATCAATTAGGACAAACAATTGCGGGAGTTTCTGATACAATAACACTTTGTGCTAAAGGTGCATCAAATGGTGATGACATTTGTGGTACATTAAAATGGGTTGATTTAACATAATGGCAAACTTTTATAAAAACGCATT